GTAAGAGCAGGATACTAAACTGATAGGGATAGCAACCCCTCTAAAAGTTCTGATTTCAGTGTAAATCAGGAGCTACAATGGGCAATTCACCTGTCGATAGAGACTCTAACTACATGAGAGAAATGTGGGGTACCACAAGACTCGTTACTGACTACCATCAAAGTGAAAAAATGAACGATTTTCTTGACAATCTAGGCAATCACCAACATCAAAAGATGCTTCGTGAGATTGCTAATGATGATATGACGCCTAAGAAGCACGATTTTAAGACTCAGAACGAACTTCACGAAAAAATTCGTGATGATAATGATACAGATACAACTTATGGTCAGATTTCTGAGTAGAGGGTATAAATAAATTCAGAAAAATCTACCATTTCAATGCCTAGCAAGAGGGTTTCCAGAGCATTTAAGGATATTAGTTTCTCATTTGATCCACATCCTGTGACGAAGGACCTTCCTGTACTCATTAATGAGCGTGCAATCATTAGATCTGTGCGTAATTTGGTTGAAACGGTACCTACAGAACGCTTTTTTAACTCCGACTTGGGGTCAGATATTCGTAGAAGTCTCTTTGAGTTCGTCGATGTCGCCTCAAGTCGTGTTATTAAGGAGCAAATTCGGGAAACAATCCTGTTTTATGAGGATAGAATTGAAAATTTAAAGGTTCAAGTCAATCCACAACCCGATAATAACAGTTTTGATGTCAATGTTTTCTTTGATATCGTAGGTTTAGATTATCCAACCCAGTCATTTTCGTTCATATTAGAGGCAACACGATAACCAATGCCTTTTACTCAGTTTACTAACCTAGATTTCGACCAAATTAGGGCAGAAATCAAAGCATATCTCCGTTCTAACTCAAATTTTACGGATTTTGACTTTGAAGGTTCTAATTTTTCGGTACTGATTGACACTTTAGCATACAATACGTACATTAATGCGTTCAATGCTAACCTTGTCGTCAATGAATCCTTCTTAGATGGTGCGACAGTACGTGAAAACGTCGTATCATTGGCACGAAATATTGGTTATGTACCTCGCTCTGCAAGCGCCGCTAAGGCGAACGTAACTTTTGGCGTACCTGCACCCTCTACTGCTAGTACAATCACCCTTGAAGCGGGTCTGGTGTGCATTGGAGGGCAAGATAACAGTTCATATCGCTTCTCAATTCCAGAAAAAGTCACTGCATCGGTAGTTAATGGTGTAGCGCAGTTTGGAACAGCAGATAAACCCATAGAAATCTTCCAAGGAACGCTTCTTACTAGACAATTTGTGACTGATACGTCTAGAGATCAGCGTTTTATCCTTGATAATCCAAATATTGACGCTTCAACTATCAGAGTTAATGTCTCTACGGTTGGTCAAGCAGGAACTGGAAGAGATTTTAGCAGAGTTGACAATATTTTAAACATTGATAAGAACTCTGAGATCTATTTGATCCAAGAAGTTCAAGATGAAAGGTATGAATTGCTGTTTGGTGACGGATATTTTGGTAAAAAGTTAGAAAATGGCAAACTTATCACTGTAAGTTACATTGTTACTGATGGTGAGGCAGGAAATGGACCTGCTGTCTTTGAATTCCAAGGAAATCTGACAGATCAAGCAGGTTTAAGAGCAATTCCTACAGGATCAGTGCCTGTTACGACCGTTCAGAAGGCGATGAACGGCGGCGGAATAGAGGATGTGTCCTCTATTAAGTATTTCGCTCCAAGACTCTACTCAGCGCAGTACAGAGCGGTTACATCAAGGGATTATGAAGCGATTATTGCTTCAATTTATCCAAATACAGAGTCTGTTGCAGTTGTTGGTGGTGAAGAATTGGTACCACCACAGTTTGGTACTGTCCAAATCAGTATTAAACCTAAAAACGGTACATATGTTTCCGATTTTGACAAGAGAAATATTCTCAATAAGATCAAACAATACTCAATTGCAGGCATTAACCAAAAGATTATTGATCTTAAGGTTCTTTATGTTGAAATCGAGTCTAATATTTACTACAACTCATCACAAGTTGCTAGTGTTGACACATTAAGAACTAATATTATTGATACTCTTGAGAAATATTCTAAAGATGTTGATATGAACCGCTTTGGCGGAAGATTTAAGTACAGTAAGATTCTTCAATTAATTGATCGTGTTGATACTGCTATCACTTCTAACATCACTAAGGTGAAGATCAGAAGAGATATGAAGGCACTGGTTAATCAGTTTGCTCAATATGAGATTTGTTTCGGTAATCGATTCAATGTAAAACCAAATGGACTTAATATCAAGTCTACTGGATTTAAACTCGTTGGCGAAGCATCGGTTGTATATTTGACAGATTTGCCAAATGCTGACCTTAAAACTGGAGTCATTTCCATAATTAAGATTGGTTCTAATGGTCAAAGAATTGTTGTTGCTAAAGAAGCAGGTGTAGTTGATTATATGAAGGGAGAAGTCATTCTCAATACGTTGAATATTGTTGAAACTGAGAGACCAAATAACATTATTGAGATTCAAGCGTTCCCAGAATCTAACGACGTTGTTGGTCTAAAAGATCTTTATTTGAGTTTCAACGTTCCAAGTAGTACAATAAATATGGTTAAAGATGTCATTGCATCTGGTGAAGATATTTCTGGCGTGTCTTTCACAAGAGACTATTATACTTCAAGTTATTCCAACGGAGATTTAGAGAGGAAATAAAATATGTCGCAATTTGAGAAGAGAGTGCAACTCAATAAAATTATTGAGAGCCAACTTCCAGAGTTTTTAGTCGCTGATTTTCCAAAAGCAATAGAATTTTTTAGACAATATTACTTGTCTCTGGAGCATCAGGGCGGTAGTGTAGATCTTGTTGATAATCTTGATCGTTATATTAGAGTAGATAACCTCGTTCCAGAGGTTGTTGTAGGTGAAACAGCACTCACGGCATCTATTACATCTTCTCAAGATACTATTCAGGTAACCTCTACAAAGGGATTTCCTGATGAGTATGGTCTTTTACAGATCGGTGACGAAATTGTTACGTATAAGGCAAAGACTGGTACCGAATTTACTGGTTGTGTTCGTGGTTTTAGTGGAATATCTGGATACGATGTAGGAATCTCTACTGTTTTTAGCAATGTAAACAGGCAAAATGTAATTTTCAGTGAAACTTCTGCATCCGCCGCGGCCAACGGAGCAGTAGTAAAGAACTTAAGTGTTATCTTTTTACAGGAGTTCTATAAAAAGTTAAAGAAAACTTTTACTCCAGGACTAGAAGAGTATGATTTTGTTTCTGATTTGGATGTCGGAAACTTCATAAAGCACGCAAGAAACTTCTATCAGTCAAAAGGTATTGCAGAATCTGTTAAAATTCTGTTCAAAGTACTTTATGGTGTAAATGCTGAAGTATTAGATCTTGAAAGTAGACTTATCAAACCTTCTTCTTCTGAATACATTAGAAGAGAACTTATTGTTGCTGAGAATATTTCTGGTGATCCTTTTGGATTAGAAGGTCAGACAATCTTTAAATCAAATGATCTTGAAACTAATGCATCAGTTTCAGACGTTGAAATTTTCACTAGAAATAATCAAACTTTTTATAAGCTTGGTGTCTTCGTTGGATACAACGATAGAGATCTTGTAGAAGGTATTTTCACTATTCCTGGAGCATCTAGAGTATTAGAACCAGTTGAAGTGAATGCAAATGTAATCAGCGTTGACTCTACAATCGGATTTGGTCAGACAGGAACTATTATTTCTGGAACAAATAGAATTGATTATACTTCAAAGAGTATTAATCAGTTCTACGGTTGTACTGGTGTTACAACAAAAATTAATCTTGCTGATGTTATAAGAGCAGATGAAACCATTTTTGGTTATGAAAATGGTGATATTGAGAACAGATGTGATATGAGAATCACTGGAGTTCTGTCAGAATTCAAACCACTGACAGATATTCCTTTGATGGAAGAAGATGAGAAGATAACTACAAGAAATGTTGGTGAGATTATTGAGAATCCTATCGTTGATAGGACTTACAAGCAAATGTTTGCCAACTCTTGGATGTATAATACCAGTCCAAGATTTAAGGTTGAAGAAATAAATTCTTCAGTTTTCACGTTATTCTCTGATATTGATAAGGCATATCTCAAAGTAGGTGATTCTGTTGAAGTTCTTATTGGAGAAAGTCAACAGGTAGTTGTACCTGATCCAACTGTTACAAATGCATCTTTTGCAACGGTATCATCAATAAACACTCTTACTAAAGAAGTTACTTTATCCAACATAGGAAACTTTGTACCAGACCCTAATAAAGACTACAGTATTAGAAGAAAAGTTGTAAAGGCAAAGAGTTCTGGTGTAGTTCTTACCGTTGGTAATGAAGTATACATTGCAAATGCATCTAATATCTACACAGATGATTCTGCAACCTTTGGATACTTAGCATCAAATTCTTTACCTGGATATAAAATTGTAGATGATATTGTTGAGTCTACACTTCCAGATGGATATGTACAAACATTGGGTCCAAACAATACTCAAGGACTGGGTGGATATAATCCCTATTACAAGACTTATGAGACAATTGTATTCTCAACACCAGTTGATTTTAGAGATGGTGATGAAATAGTTTATACCGCACAAAGTCCTTTAATTGGTCTTACTTCTGGAGACAGTTACTTTGTAAAACTTGTTGCAGCAAACGAGATTAAATTATATGCATCTAAATCTCAACTTGCTAATAATGCAAAGACTATTGCAAACTTTGATGATATTTCTAGATTCAATCCAAACTTTGGTGCAGGAGCACATAATTTTACCCTCAAGAGGCACGAGAATAGAACTCTTTCAAGTAAGCAGATTGTTAGAAAGTTCCCATTAGTACAACAATTAGAAAGCACTAAGAGTTCTGATAGAACGGTATCTAACGTTGGTGTATTGATCGATGGTGTGGAGATTGTAAGTCCAGACTCTACGGATAAAATTTACTACGGACCTGTAGAAGAATTTGAAGTTCTTAATGGTGGTAAAGGATATGACGTTGTAAATCCACCACAATTAACAGTTGAAGATATTGCACAAACTGGATCTGGTCTTCCCCTTGGATCTGGTGCAAAAGTTGAACCAGTAGTTATTGGTAGTGTTAAACAGGTTTTTGTTGATCCACAAGACTTTGGATTTGATAAGTTTTTATCACTTGACTTAGTTGGTGGTAATGGATCTGGTTGTTTATTGGAACCAGTTATTGGATCAAGATTTAGAGAAATATCTTTTGATAGTCGTAATCTGAATGTTGGTGGAGGAATTGATCCTCAAAATGAGACGATTACATTCACAACAAACCATAATCTTGCTGATGGTGAGCACGTTATCTACAATCAAAATGGCAATGATCCGATTGAGATTGGACAAGCATATGATCCAAATAATATTGCAACGGGTGGTTTAAGTAGTGGTGATGAATATGTTGTTAGAATTGTAAACACATCGACTATCAGACTGTTTAAAAATGATACTGATGCATTTACACCTTCCGCATCGGGTATTACAACCATAAGCACTGGTATCAATACAATTGGTCTTTCTGCTGCCACATCAGCATCTGGTATTCATAAGTTTAGAACTTTATCACAAAAAAATGTAAGGTCGATCACTGTTCTTGACGGCGGATCTGGTTATGCTCACAGAAAACTTAGAGTAAAGTCTAGTGGTATTTCTACAGAATACAACACTATCTACTTTAAGAATCATGGATTCAAAACGGGAGAAGTAGTCACATATCAAACCACAGGTAATTCTATCGTTGGTTTATCTACTCTCAATAGTTATTCTATTCAATTTGTAGATTCTGATCAATTCAGACTTGTAAATGTTGGTGTTGCCGGAACATTTGCTGATGATCTGAATAAGTCAAAATACACTAAACTTGACTCCATTGGAAGCGGATATCATATTTTCCAATATCCAGAGATTAAAGTTAACGCTAATGTTTCTTTTGGATCCGCTGGTATTGGAACATTTACCTTTACACCAATTGTAACTGGTGAAATTGCTGATGCTTATCTGTATGAGTCTGGTGCAGGATATGGATCTACCATATTCAATTTACACACAAAACCAAGAATTTCACTCAGCAAAGGCAAAAATTCTCAACTTGCTCCAATTATTTCTAATGGAAGAATTGTTGATATTCAAGTACTGAATAAGGGATCTGAATATGATTCAATCCCCGAACTTAGAGTTGAAGATCCTTCTGGAGGAACAGGTGCAATTCTTAGACCTGTACTTTTGAATGGAAAAATTGATGATGTTGTTGTTATCAATACTGGTATAGGATATAGTGCATCTTCTACTTCAATCTTTGTAGATTCTAGAGGATCTGGTGCAATCTTTGATACCAGAGTTAGAGATCTGACAGTAAATGATGCCTTTAGGTTTGGTAAGATTTCTGCAACAAGAACACCAGAAATTTATTCCAGTCTTTACAAAGATATTGAACAAGATTCTTTGGTTTATGGAATGTATGGATATTCTGAAGATCTTGCATCCAACTTTGAACCTTTGAATGGTTCTCATTCACCCATTATTGGATGGGCATATGATGGAAATCCAATTTATGGTCCATTTGGATATCAAAAGGCAGATAATGTTCAATCTGGTGTTACTAGACTTGAAACTGGATATGAACTGAAAACTAATTCTGTTGTTGATAGACCACCCACCTTTGAACCAGGATTCTTTAAGGAAGATTATCTGTATACCAATAGTGGTGACCTTGATGTTCACAACGGTAGATTCTGCAAGACTCCTGAGTTTCCAAATGGAGTTTATGCATACTTTGTTGGGGTTACAACTAGTGGACAAAACTCTGCAAAATTTGCACCTGCATACCCATACTTTATTGGAAATAAATTTAAGTCTCAAGTAATAACAGACAATCTAATTTTAGATCACAAATTTGATTTTAATGGAAATGATCTTGTTAGAAATACTTTCCCATACAAAGTCAATGATCCAAATGCTGACTATGACTTTATTAATGAATCCTATGAAAGTTTTGAACAACTATCTAGTGTAGAGGCAGTTACAAAGGGAATTGTTGATCAAATTAAAGTGATTGATGGTGGAGTTGGTTACTCTATTGGTGATAGAGTCAACTTTGATTTTGAAGGTACTGGTGGAGCTGGTCTTAGAGGGGAAGTTCAAGAACTCAAAGGTGCAGGAATATCTTCAATTACAACTGACTTAGAGAGAAATGTAAACTGTGTATTTGTATGGGATAACGATAATCAAGTTTCTGCATATAACCGCGAAGGATATGACTTTAATAACAATGATACTGTCCTTATTAGTGGACTTTCAACTTCCATACCATTCTTGAGTGGACCAAAGAGAATAGGGTTTACTACAGAAGCAGTTGGTCTTGCAGGTACAATGACCAGTTATTCTGGACTTCCTGGTGGAAAATTTGAAGACATCTTTGTTTCTAGAAGATTTAGAGAAGTATCAATTGGCAATTCTATAACAATCACATCGTCTGATGGTACTGAGACTGTAAAAGTTCTCAATGATCATTCAAATGGCGTATTAACTGTCAAGAGATTTGGATCTACTGGTGTAGCACACTCCTTTGGAAGTGATCTCAGTTTGAGTTCTGATAGAGTAAGACTTCCAGTAAAATCTACAAAGTTTGAATCTAGAAGAGACAAACTGATCTATTTCAATGCAAGAACATCCGTTGGTGTTGGAACAACAGCAGGTGGTGCTCAACAAAAGGTAAGAACAATTGGAGTCACCACATCTAGTGTCTCTGTTCCTTGTAGAGCAATATATCTGCCAAATCACGGACTTAAGACTGGTGAAAGACTTACCTTTACTAAGAGCACTCTTGCTGGAGTAGACTCACTTATTGTTGCAGATAATTCTTTAAATCAAGGATCATTCTTTATTCCAGATACTAACTCACTATCAAGTGAAGTTTTTGTTATCAATAAGGGCGAAAACTTTATTGGTCTAACAACACAAGTTGGTTTAACAACTGCTTCTGAAGGACTGTTCTTCTATAGTGATGGATCTAATAACTCTGAATATCTTCTCAAAACAAATAGATCGCAAGTTCTTGGAAATGTTGATAGAATTACTACAATTGTCAGTACTTCATCAACTCACGGTCTTCAGAATAGAGATGTTATTAAACTGACTGTTGCTCCAAACACTGTTGTTGGATTTGGAACAACTGGTGCATTGAATATTAAACTGAATGAAGATGAGAAAAAAATTCTTGTCAATACAATTGGCATCAATTCAACTGGTATTTCTCTTTCTGACGGATCTTTCACTTATCAAGATCACGGATACAAGACTGGTGATAAAGTATTCTATGAAGCAACAGAAGTTGCTTCTGGTCTAACGACTGGAACTTATTATGTAATTCAAGATAGTATTGATAAATTTAGACTTGCAGAAACTCTATTTGAATCAAATCCAAGAACAGAGAATGCGGTAAGTATTAGTGCTAAGGGTGGAGTAAATCATTACGTTTCTGCAGTCAATCCACCGATTGATGTTGTAAGAAATAGTGATCTGAAGTTTAATCTCCAAGATGTATCACTTAGAGGTTATCAGTTAAAAATCTATAGAGATAAGCATTTTACCAATGAATATATTAGTTCTGGTGATTCCAGAGACTTTAATGTAGTTGGTCTTGGAAGTGTAGGTTTTGGTACTGCTTCCGACGCATCATTGACTTTAAGTTACTCTGATAGTATTCCATCAAGACTTTACTATGCATTAGAAAAAGGTGGATATATTAGTACAGCAGATACTGAAGTTAAGGCATATTCGGAAATTAGATATGAGAATAGTGAGTATAATGGAACATATTCTGTATTTGGTATCTCAACTACATCATCGACGACAGAATTTAAGATTTCTCCATACAGATATCCAAATGTATTATCTTACAGTAGTGCTGAATGTGATACATTAGAATACAATACTAGATCCGCAAATGCACTCAATGGTAGCATTTCCAAGGTCAAAGTTCTTGCTGAAGGATTTAACTTTGACAAACTTCCTCAGTTTAAGGATGTTACATCTAAGAATGGTATAAATGCAAATATTGTTGCAATATCAACTTCTATTGGTCGTGTTAAAAAGACTAGAATTCGTGATGTTGGATATGATTATTCTGCAGATAGAACTTTAAGACCTGAAGCATTTGTACCACCAATTGTCACTGTTGATAATTTGGATACAATTCAAGAAATTGATATTGAGTTTGCTGGTGCAAAATATCTTTCCGATCCAGACGTTATTCTTTGGAATGATACAACTAAGCAAGTTGTTGATACAACAACTCTTGTTGCAAAAGCACCAAACGGATCTATTGCAGAAATTGAACAACTAGCACCAATATTTGGATTAGAATCTGAACCACATAAGATCATTACAATTAACAACTCAAATGGTGTTGGTATTGTTTCGATGGTCAGTGGTCCAACTGGAATTGCAACTTGTGTTCTTAAAACACCAATTCTTGGATATAATCAAGCACCATTTGCTGTCAATGATAGAGTATTTGTTGAGGGCATTGAAATGGGTTCTCCAGATGGTTCTGGATTCAACTCAAGCGATTATAACTACCAGTTATTCAAAGTAACCCAGTTTGCAAACACCAGTCCAGCAACTCTCACATTCCAACTTGTAGATGATGCTGGTGTTGGTCTTACAACCAATGCAGGTATTGCAAAGACATATCAATCAGGATATGCAACTCTTATCAACGAAAATATCTATCCAAGAATTACTATCAAACAAGATAGGGGAACTTTCACCAAGAATGAAAGATTGTTTGTCAATAGTGATGGTAATGGATTCCGTTCTGAAGATGCATTTGTTTCTCTCGTAAGAGATGATTACATCAAATATACTGGAAGATATTCACTCAAGAAAGGTGATATCATTAAAGGTATTATCAGTGGTGTAGTTGCAAAAGTAACTAATATTGATAGAAAGAGGGCTAAGTTTGTAATAGATTATTCCTCAAGAGTAGAACTTGGTTGGAGTGATGATATTGGTAAGATTAGTGAAGACTATCAGGTAACTCCTAATAATGATTATTATCAAAATCTCTCATACTCTATTAAGAGTCCAATAACTTGGGATGAATTTTCCACCCCAGTTAACAGTGTAATTCATCCAGCAGGTCTTAAGAATTTTGCCGATGTTGGTGTAACTTCTACTGGTAAGAGTGGTGTTGGTCTTGGTGGATCAACAACGTCAATTGTAATTCTTGATGTAGTCAATGAAAGGAGAGTTGACACCATTAATAATTTTGATAATGCAGTAGACGTTGATCCAAGAGTAAGTCCTGTCACAGGTCTTACACAATCAAATGCGCTACAAATTCAAAATAGGAAGTTGACCGATTACATTGAATGTAGAACTAATAGAGTTCTTATTCATGATGATATTAGTAATAAGTTCTCTAGTAGAGGATTTAAAGATACCTTTGTTGAAATTGAAGAGATTGATTTCATAGACAATCATGTAAGGTACGTTATACAAATTGCTGATCCAGACACTAAGGATCTACAATTAACGGAGTTGATTGTTCAATCAACAACCAATGATATCTTTGCTTTTGAGAAGTACACATCATTTACCAACAATAAACTTGGAGATTTTAGTGCAAATATTGATTCTTTTGGAAGAAAGACTCTTATCTTCACCCCAACAGATCCTTATGAAACGGATCATGATATTAAAGTACTTAAGAAAACATATTTGTTCCAAGCACTTCCTCCTGGAAACTCTGGTATAGGTACTCAAACAATTGGTTCTGTAGATCTTGTTAGTTCTTTTGTTGGTTTGTCTAGTGTTCCTGGTGGTAATCACATTGGAACGCTTGCAGAATTTACTGACAATGATTTCAATGGATTATTTGCAAGTATTGAAATTTCAAATAGATTCAGCGGAGAAACTAATTATGTTGAAGCAACAATTGATTTTGATGGAACTGATACTTATGTAAGTGAGTATTATTTCGATCTTAAGACCCAATCTTATAGTGTGTCAAATGTTGGACTTGTTAGTGCAATCTACGATGCCAACTCTGGTATTGTTTCTGTACGTGGTCGTAACTTTGATCAGGTCGATGCTTATGACTATAGAACTCATATCATTGGATTTGGTAATACTACATCTGGAATTGGAACTTATAGATTCTTGCTGAATAATCAACCTGCAGGAACTGAAAGAAGTGCAAGACTTGAGTCTACTATTGGATTTGGTACTGATAAGGTAAGAGTCGGAACCTTTGACAGCAGATTTATTTCTGCCGCAGCAGCAGTTGTTCGTGTTTCTGCAGGAACTACATCAGCAATTCACCAGGTTAATATTCTTTCAAATTCAAGAGATAGTGAAGTTACTGTAACTCCTGGACCATTTGCACCAGTCAATAATATAACTGGTCTTGGTACATTTGGTGGCGAGATTAGTGGAAATGATTTCTACTTGAATTTCTATCCCGATGCAGGATATGATGTAGAGGCACAGGCATTTAGTGAAGTCTTCTACAGAGAAATGGATTTTGATAATCAAGCAAATCCACTTTCTTACGGTCCAACTAATCAGTTATTATTCCTCTCCGCATTTGATGGACTCAATGGTCTTAGAGCGAATAGAACTAACTTCACATTGACTCATGATGGTAAACCAATTTATGTGAAGAATTTTGATCCAGCAGATACTGCAAAGATCAACTACGCAACTGGTGTATTCACACTTGAAGATCACTTCTTCAATACTGGGGAAGAATTAATTTACAGACCAAAGTCATCCTTTATTGGTGTTGGAACAGGTCCAATGGGAATTGGCGCAACTGTAAATCATCTTGGTATTGTAACTGATAAGTTGCCAGATAGAGTTTATCCAATTGCTCTGACTCCAGATACATTTAAGTTGTCAACAACACCACAGTTTGCTGCTGCAGGCATATCTGTTACGTTCACTGATGCTGGAGTTGGAAATTCCCACGAATTGGAATTTACTAAGAAGTTGAGCAAAACTGTTATTGCTATTGATGGTATTGTGCAGCAACCAATTGCATTTACTCCAATCAATCATAAACTTGATTTTAACGGTCATTATTTGACTGGTGGAATTCCTACAGGTATTTCAACTTTCAATATCAGTGGTATTTCTTCTATTCAACCTAGAGATCTTCTTAGAATTGATGATGAGTATATGAAGGTTGTTGAGGTTGGTCTTAGCACCAACGTCAATGGTGAGGTTCTTGGTCCTATCAACGGTCTCATTGCTGCTGGTGTTGCAGCAACATTCCCAACAGTTGCTGTGGAAAGAGGTTCTGTTGGATCTGCAGCAACATCTCACATCGATGGATCAGAAGTTAGAGTTTATAGAGGTGCTCTTAATATTGTTGGAAATGAAGTTCACTTCATTGAACCACCAAAAGGTAACAATAGAGCAAGAAGAAATGAAAGTAATCTTCCATATGTAACAGCACAGTTCTCTGGAAGAACTTTCCTGAGATCTGATTATGATACCAATATGGTATTTGATGATATCTCAGATTCCTTTACGGGTATCGGTAAGACATATACATTAAAAGTTGGTGGTGCAGATACAACTGGTGTTGATGCTGGTAATGGTATTCTGTTTATCAATGGTGTATTCCAGACTCCTAGCACCGAAAATAATGCAGGAAACAACTACGAAATTGATAATGATTCTACAGCAGGTATCACAAGTGTAATCTATACAGGTATTACTTCTGTAGACGGATCATTTATCCAATCTGACTTTGATATCAATCAAAATCAACTTCCAAGAGGTGGTCTGATTGTTTCCTTAGGTTCTACTCCTGGTCTTGGATATGCACCACTTCTCGGTGCAGAAGTTAAGGTTCTTAAGAACTCTACAGGTCAACTCACAGATATCATTGGTATTAATACAGTTGGATCTACAGTTGCAGTTTCTACAGCACTTTATAATAACATTACAGGAATTCTTGAAATTGAGACATCAGATTCTCATAATATTCTGGGTGGTGACCTTGTAAAACTTGACAACTTAGAATTTAGTTGTGGTAGCACTGGATATGGCACAACAACAATCTTCCCAGATTATGAAAATCCTGTAAATGTTGTTGAAGTTATTTCTGCAACCAGAGTTTCAATTAGAGTTGGACCTTCTACAATTCCACATACTTATGAAACTGGTGGAACCGTAAGAAGATACTTTACCAATAACTTTGGATCTGGATATAGAGCACCAGTTTCTATTGGTGTTACTGATCTTGCTTATGAGCACAAGTTTGTAAGATCTTCAAATAATAGCATCACTGCAAGCACTGGTGGACCATTCACTCCAACTAAGGCAGACTTTACATCTCATACTGGTGTATTGAGACTGACTATTCCAAATCATGGATTGGATACTACAGACACCATTCAGATTGCAACAGATAGTCTAATCTTTACTTGCTCTGATGATGACTTCTTCACTGAGCAACCATATCCAAGAGCAACTGATCCTGCTGCAGGAGCAACTCTGGGAATCACTTCATTCACCACAAATACAATTAGTGTTGGTGTTGGATCTGCTGGTGGTAGTGGAACTGGTGCTGTTGTTGAAGCAACAGTCGGTGTAGGTGGAACATTAGCATTCTCGATTACATCTGCTGGTCAAGGATATATCAATCCTGCTTTGATTATTCCTGAACCAAATTATGAGAATATGGAAGTTGTTGGTGTCTCTAG